GGATTATTTTGTTGATTAGCCTGTACTTGAGTTTTAAGAAATTCATCTGAAAGTTTTCGTAGTTCACCGATTTCCTGACCCTTACGACCTAACTCTTTCTCAAGTTCTGCGTAGGAATTAGCAACTTCTTCGATGGACTTGCCTTGAAACTTACTAGGCATTTCATATTCTTGTTCCTGTTGCTCACCTGTGTCCCCATCTTCTAGGGAGGTGAAATCTTCAGTTACAGTTTCTTCTAAATCCTCAATAGGATCAACTACAATGTTGTTTACCATAGTGTTACTCTCCGTCTATCAAATAGATTGTGGAGTTAATAAAATGACACAGGCCCTATGTAATAGAGTTGTCCGTGTCGATGAGTTTTGTCTGTTCCTCTAATGTGATCAGCATATTAAGTATAGACAGTTGCCCTTGTACTTCGTATAGGGACTTTTCATCTTTAATGGTTGATACTTGATTTAAAGATTCAGACATGACTACAAGTTCTTGTATTAAGTCTTGCCAGCCGCCTGTCTCAAATAGCCTGTACCTACCATCAAAAAATTCTTTATCTTCTTTCATCTTAGTTTAATGCCTGTGCTGCTTTAGCTAAGTTAAGCATTGTTTCAGACTCAAGATGTTTCATCTCAGGAATGTTTCGTATTACTTCAGACTCTAACGTAGACACTTCCATTTGCTTCTTCTGTAGCTCAATGGCTTTCTTCTGTAGGTCTAAGATACGTTCTTGTGCATCAGTGTCGTTAGGAACCTTCATAGCAGCGTCTGCTTGTTTGTTGTACGCTGAAGCTAATGTTTCTTGTGTTTTAGCCCCTACTAGCTCTGTATCAGCTTGTTTAGCTGCCATTTCCATCTGCATATGCTGCTGTTGCATCTCTTGTTCTTCTGGATTAGGCTGCATCATCTGCTGTACTGCTTGCATCATCTCTTCGCGGTTATTTAGACTAGAGTTTTCAAATACTGATAGCAATAACATGTTAAAGGCTTGTGATTCAGGAGGTAACATAGACATTAACTGTACAGTCTGTGTTGTCTCTAGCTCTTTAGCCATAATTCCCATAGTAGAGTAAGGTGTAAACTGGTAATCTAGTACAGGATAGCGTTCTTCATCAAATTGCATCTTGCGATATACTGATTTCTTGATGAAAGGGATCATAAAGTCAGCTTGGAAGTTACATAGAGTACGTTTCTGACGTTTAATTGAGGCTGCTTGCATCATAGACATTCCAGAAGCAGTGCCGTTACGGGCATTTCCTGCCATACTGGTCGCTGAGTCCATAGCACCTGTTGCCATTTGAATCATACGCTCTAATTCAGCAGATTCTTGGAATGTGTGCTGCTGTAACTGTCCAAAATTGAATGGTTGGATAATTGCGCGAGGATCACCGTTAGTTAAGATGGTTTTACCAGCCCTAATGTCTAACTTAGTGCCGCGAGGGATACGTGTAGCATCCATTGCCATCATTGGGTGTGTCGTTAAGGCTAAAGCGTCTATACGACCACGTAATTCAGCGTCTAATGCTTTCTGTGGGTTGTATCCTTTTTCACATACACCACGACCCCAAAACTTATTAGGAACACGGTCATGCTGATAAGCAATAAAAGGACGATCTTTCATTAAATAAGGATTTTCTTCTGCCCTAAGTACCACATCATCGTTAGCTAACGTAACTACTGCCTCTACTAACTCATCTGTGTCATAGTCAAACTCTTCACCAGAATCAGCTTCTTTAGATAAGTAACGCTTAGGAACTAGGCCCCAGTATTCAGTGATTTTAACACGATCATCTTCTGCGCCAGCATTATCTTCTGGATCAAATCCAAAGTCATGTATGCCTGTGTTGGTTGCTCCTAATGGAACATCCCGATAAGTTCCTGCTTCAATGCCCTTGACAACATGGTAACGGGGTTTAATAACCTCCTGCGCTACTCCTAATGCTGAATCAATAGACAAGGCAGCAGGATCAATTATAAATTCTTTTGGAGATACTGCTTCCAATGGAACTGCCATTCTAATTACTTCAACTACTTTACGCTCTGTAGTTCCATCTAGCGTACCTTCTACTTGTGTCTCTACTATGACACGCTCTGTCTTCTCTTCTATGCCAACTTTAGCAATTCCCGTACCGTAGATAGCACCATTCAAGAAAACTTCGTTAATGGCCTGTTTAGCCCCATCTAACTCTAGGTCTTCTTGTAGTACCTTACGCAAGTATGCTATGTCAGAGGGATTTTCATCTAATACATCATCTCTAATATCAAACCACTTCTCACGACCAAAGGTTGCTTCTTCTAATTCAGATACAGTAGACTCAACCGCTTGTTGTAGAGCAGGGTTAATTAGACGAGAAGATTCAGAGTCGCGTAGTTTATCAGACTCTGCCCAGATACCACGCCACAGACGATAGTATTCATCCCACTTCTTTTGGTAGTTCTGGTCACGATGGTTTTTCCATGTTTCTAGACGTTCGCCTAGCCAAGAGGATAGTCCTTGATACTGGTCTTCTTCTTGATCAATCATATTTTAATATCCTGCTTCTAAATCCATTGGTTCCCACTCTTCTATTTCGATAGAGTTGGTAAAATCTGCTACTGATACTTGATCTATGTATGCTAAAGCATCTAGCAGATCATCGTGTACTTGTGGGCTAGGGAAAGAAATCATTTGATCTTCAAAGTGTTTCCAATCTCTGTCTTTGTTGAACTTGATCTTTCGGTGTTCCATGCGACCCTGTAGGGCCCATGTGATACGGTCAGTCTTCTTTTTACCACCGTGAGTTACATCAGTGATTACGACCCATCGACCTTGTATTCTCATTAGGTCTTCTAGATAGGGCATGATTGCATTCTTCAAAGCCCCTGACTCTACGCCTACTGTAGACGCTTCGTTATCTATTGCAGAGTTAAGTATATTCTCTGCGGTCTTCTTTATGTTCCACCTACCGTGTAATATATCTTTTACCCACCAAGTATCACCACAAATCTTTACTATAGCTATAGCGGTTTCATCTAGTTTAGAACCAGACTTTCCTCTATCTTTAGCAGATTGCTCAAAACCAGCAGGGTCAACCGAGACAATGTAATGTCCGTAGTCTGGTTCTTCTGAGGTTTCAAACCATTCATCTTTAAAGATACCGCCTGAGAAGGATTCAAATGAAGCCTCAAACTCCTGACGGAATGCCTGTGAAGACATAGACCTTCTAGCAACTTCAATCTCTTTAGGGTCTATCAGTGGATTATCAGTAGAGTTAAAACTAAAGGCTTCCCACTCAGGGTCGTCTTGTGCAGCTATGTATATATCGTAGAAGTGGTTACGCCCTTCGGGTGTTCCGATAAATAGGGCTTCACCTTTAACGTCAGCTAAGGTAGGTCGGATGATCTGTTCAAAGACAGAGGGCTTCATAAAAGCATATTCATCCATCACTACATATGCCAGACCTACACCTCGTAGTGTATCTGGTCTGTCCGAACCCTTCAGGTATATCTTCCTACCATTTATTAGGGTTATTGTAGCTGTATTCTCGTGAGTAGACTTTATCACATCTCTACCCAAATCTTTCAACAATCCCCATAGAATGTCTTTTGCCTGTTGAAAGGTAGGGGCTATATAGAATATATCCTTGCTTTGTGACTCTAGACCTTTAATCAATAACGTCCACGCTGCAAGGTAACTCTTTCCGAAACGTCTACCACACGCTGCTACTTTAAAACGAGCTGGTGAGTTAAATATCTCCATCTGTGCAGGAGTTAGACTTACCTGTATATCACTCATTCTCGTCTTCTTCTAGAACAGACACTACTATAGCATCGTATGCCTTGTCCTCTTTCTTTTTACTCTTTGCAATAGATTTAGATAGGCTGTGTTCTATAACCTGACCACCTACGTGTTCTATGGCATCCTGAGCTTGATTGCCTAACTGAGCTACAGTGATGTTTATAGCCTGACCACCTTCATGTTTAACTTCAACATCCCTCTTAGGGGGCAGTATTCTATCCAGACACATCTTCAGACATGTAGTATCTCCTTCCATAGCCAACTCAATTACCTTATTGACTATATCAGGCCCTCTCTCAGACATTAATTCTCTAGAGAGTTGGGTGTACTTACCGACACTTCCTTTAGGTCTTCCTGCTGGATTTAAAGGAGGCATACCCTTATAGAGTAATGAACTTCCTTTATGTTTAGTCTTTTTCTTTCCAGTACGAGGACTTAATTCTTCTGTTGATTTACTCATTAAATGACCTAGATTCTTGACCGCCTAAACGGGGATTCTAATAGTTATAGACATACAATAAGGTAGTTGCGATTTATCACTTTAGTGACATAGCTCTACCCGTGTGATACTTACCGATGGAGTTTGGTTATTATATTTATTATTATTGTAAACTCTTAAAGGATTACTCTAAAGCGTCCCTAAGACACTAATGTACTATTATAACATATTTATTAACATAAGTCAAGTCTAATCTAGTCCTCCCCCTCAATACAGTCTGTTTGGTCTACAGATTCTACTTCTGTCCTATTAAATATCCACTTAATGCTTGACTTCTTAATTATACCTCTTCCTCTTATTTCCTCATTTTCCCTCCCATGTGCCTATGAGCCTGTATACGTTTACAGTCATTAGCCACAGGGGGCCCCCCCATGACTTGTGAGTCATAATGTGACCAGAGAGTGCCGAATAGTCACGGAATGACCAAAGGCAGCCCGATAGTCACAATGTGACCAGAGTGTGTCTGATAGTCACGGCCTGACTCATGGGTCACATATGCGCCCAGAATTGACAAGAGAAAGAACCTATGAGCGTGGTATTCTTGGCATGATTATTGTATAGCTAGTGAATCTAGTGTGGCTAATGTTGGCATGATTATTGTATAGGTTGTCTGTCTATTGTTGGCATGGTTGTTGCTAAGTATGCAATATCTGTACCAAGTCGCGTTTAGATAAGTGTCGATTCTAGAACATACTGATCAGGTATCAAGTCTATATATCCATTAAGGGCCCTAGATTGTCTTATGAGTGGTTTTAGCTTAGGTCTATATCTTAGGATAGACTAACTTATTTTATTCGTTAGAGAGCATTTCCATACTTTTATCATTTGTCTAGTTATACTTTTATCATTTAGTTAATTAACTATTGTACCTATATAAGTAGGACTAATATATTTTATAGCTGTGTCGTGTTTAGGTATTCAGGTGTCGTATTTAGAGCGCACCGATTACTAGACCTGCTATTCTATCTGTATGGGAGTTAACCGACCCATCTAGAGCCCCTAAAGCTTGGATCTAGTCTGACCTCATCGGTGGGTTGTAACGGCTTTAATAGTCGGTCGCTGGAGTGTAACGAGAAGCGTACGTTTTGTTTACCTTTATAGTGGCTCAATAGATCCCCCTATTAGAGTCACTTTAAAGTTAAACCAAAATAGAGTATTAAATTATGCATAACTTAGAACTAGGAACATGCGCCACTGCGGTAGTGAGTGGCATTAATTACAGAGTAGAGTATCGCGGTGATGATTTCTCCGTATGCTGCGCTGATGGTTGTGGTCATCGGTGGTTCTCTACTCATAGGGCTATGACCCCAAGAGACGACATAGCCATTGCATTATCTACTTATTTAGACAAGGAAGTTAGACCTTGTAACATAAATTATATGTTTACTATGGTTAACTTAAACCCCTTTTATGGGCCTAAATAGGCCCCTTTGGAGAGTACAAAATGACTAAGATTATTATGAGTACAGACCGACCAAACAAGACCCAATTAGAACTAAATAAGACCCGTAAAGAGTTTGAGTATTATCTAGAATTGAAGGGTTTTAAATATGAAGTATGTGAGGGGTCATGGGAAGGTGAACGAGAGCAATCTTATATGATTACGTTAAGAGACGGCTTAGGCTTTACAAGTCTAAAAAATATAGCTTTTGACCGATACGACCAAGACGCAGTATTACGAGTGTCCTCATACGGTGGAGCTAGTTTATTCAATTCCGATGAGACTAGGGTTGATGTAGGTAAATTCATAAAGGTTGATTCCATACCCTCAGACCAATGCTATACGCAATCCTTTAAAACTGGCAACATATACGCCACTATTTAACCTTATACTATTTAGGAGAGTACAAAATGATTAGAATTAAGAATATAGATTGTTACGGTGACATGTCAGAATATGCGACCGTTAGCATGGTTGGTAATTGGAATACTGGAGAGGAATTAGAGCAATTATATACAGGTTCCCAAGAGTTTACGACTTGGACGCAGTTAGTAGACTACGTTATCAAAGCAGGTAAAGAAGACGGTTATACAATAGATGAAATGGAGAGCGACGAATGAAAACATATACTACTTTTGAAATAGAAACTGAAGACTTACACCAAATCACTTGGTCTGGCAGTATCATATTTTATGTCTATAAAAACGGTAATTTAACGGACACTTTTAACGACTTCCACATCGGTTGTCTGTTAGATGCTAGGGAAAGGGCATTAACCTATTTTTACGAAGAGGGGTTTATAGAGGACCCCTATGTCTACTCTTTTGAGGGGTTTAAACCATGACCGATAACGAATTTAAAGTATTAACCGATGAGATACAGTATGATTTTAATTTTCAAGAGGCGTTAGTCTCCAATGATCCTGAAATGATGGCCGCTGTATTTAGTGATTATGGTATTTTTTCAAGTGTACAAAATGCCAGAGAATTAATAATTAATCTAAAAAAAGGAACAAAATAATGCGTTTAATTGAAGAGCAAATGTGGACTGCTATAGAGTGCCAAGACCGTGTATGGTCTAAAGACAATACAGGGGTAGAGTATCGGGCCAATTATGATGAGTCTTTAATCTACTTACATGGGCACCATATTGCTACCTATGACCATGAAACCGAGACTGCGAGGGCCAATGTAACGACTCTGCGTAAATGGCCCACTAGAACCACTATGAGCCGTCTAAGGGCCTTGAGGGTCGATGTATGTACCCGTAAAGGTATCGTATACTTAGATGATAAGGCGGTATTTTAAGATGATAGAAACAATGGCATTTATCGCGCTTATTTTGAGCGTACCTATTATCTGTTTTTCGGTCTGCGTTTGGGTCGTCAAAAGAACTCATAAACTAATTAAAAGGATCAAGTAAAATGGCTAAATATCAAAAGACTGTGGACATATGGACACTATCACAAGAGCAAAGGAAAGGCTTACAAGCAGGACAATGGATAACCGCAGGTAAAGACGGCAAGTATGAAACTAAGGGCATATGGTGCGGGGTGGGCAAGTCAGGTAACGATGTGGCTATATGGCTAGGGAACCTAGCAAGTCGTAAAGGGGCTGCTAGGCTTGAGCATATACGGTTTATGATGCAATATGCAAAAGGGTAGCTTATGATTATACTTAGGTTTTTTTCGGGGGCGTTTATCGCCCTTGTTCTAGTTTCTGTGTTTACAGATGATGCCTATATTGCACTAACTTGCATGGTCTTAGGTGGCGTTATTGTAGATAAAATATTTAACAAAAAAGGACAATAAAAAATGAAATTATCAGACTATAAAGAACTGCTAACAAAACACGATTGGCACTATAAGGAAAGTGATGATCCCTTACGTTTAGAGAGGGGCGAAAGGTCATTAAAACTCGTTGTTGAATATCGTAATTTCACGCCTAAACATACCGAAACTTATATCAATTATAGGATTCCAGAATAATGAAAAATCACAATCTAAATGACTATAGCGCAGGTGATGTGGTCAAATTAGAATACGGTAACAACCCCTATGGTATAATAGGGTCGATAAACAGAGACACGGGCCAAGTGCTAGTTAGATTTGCTAGCGGCCCTAAAGTCTATAAATTCACAAGCTTAGAGGTGGTGGTAAAAAATGCTTAAAATTAAACAATGGATTAAGACAATAGACACTGAAGAGGTGTTTTTATTCTTAACGGGTGGAATCCTTTGGTTTGCCTTAATATCAGGGGTTTTGCTAGGGTGGTCGATATGAAGAGAAGCATATTAAAGGACAGTGCCTTTAGACGCTTAATAAAGCCGTCTAATGAGGATTCATTTTACTGGTATATAGCAGGTCTATTAGACTCCAAAGTCTACTCCAGCACCGACTATATCGCCTTGTGCCGCTATCAAAGCATAGGGTATAAGAAACGTATGCAATTAAGACAAGTAATGGAGTATTAAAAATGGTTATCAATAAATATGATATCACTAAGCACGTTTATGAGGCCCTAGACTTATTACATCTAAGTTATTGGCGCACACAGCGTAAGTTAAAAGAAGACCCTGAAGACATGTTTTTAGCAGATGAGTTTTTACAGATCAGTCTAGCGGTTGAGAAGTCTAAAGAGTTACTCAAGCAAATAGAATTAATACAAAGTCAGAGGATAGAATAAATGCTTAAATTTGAAATAAACCAAGAGACAGGCGATTTAATTTTAACTACAGATTATGGCATGATTGTTATAGACCAGCAGGATAGGGACTTGCTACAAGACCAGTTGAGATATGCTAGACAGGATGAAAATCCACAGGATCATATCTACGAGAGAGGGTACGCTAAAAACCCCGATATAATTGAAACTAGAGAAGCCTTAAAAAGCAAGCTAGCCTTATACGAGTTATATCAGGATCAAGAATATTGGGCCAATAAATGGCAAAACCAAAACACAGCCTCAATGCGAGAGTATGTTAATTTTCATACAGCAGACAAGGCTAGGGATGCTGCTATTAAGTCGGGCTTAGATTTAGACGATTTATTATTGTTCTAAACCATTAGAGGTAA